GAACAGCCTGATAAGGCGGAAGAACCTTCTCCTGAAGAACCAACGGAGGAACCACCTCAAGAAGAACCACCTACCGAAGAGGAAAAAGCAGAAAAGGAAGAAGATGAAGAAGACGAAGATGACCTCCCCACAGTAGAAGATTTTGAAAGAGTTCAGGCTGAACTAGAAGAAATCAAAATTGCCGAAGCTGATAGGCAAGTAATGCAGCAGTTGCAAGATAGAGACGCTGCCAGAGAACAACAGCTGAGAGCTATCGAAGGACAACTTGCAGATAGGCTTGAATTAGAGCTCAACAGATACGGTATCGATTTGAATAAATCATTAGCTGAACTTCAAAAAGAAGATGCTGCTAAATCCCAGATTGCTCAAGGTTTGATTAATCAATTTCGTGCACAAGCAGAACAGGCTAGAGCCTTTATGGAAGAACAAAAAGCTGCAGATGCTAGAGAAGCTATCTTTAATAAAGCAGGTATGCTCATGGCTAAATATGACTTGGCTGAAGATGAAGCTAACTCAGTAGCTGAAACTTTCCTTGATATTATTGACGCTGCAGGCGTAAGGGATTTGGGCGAAGACCTTAAAAATAAAGTTGAACTTGCAGTGGCTAAAGTAAGGTTTGTAGGTGGCAAACTGAAGAAGGCAGTCAAAGAAACTAAAGAAGCTGTTGAGTCCGCTAGGACGGCTATTGAGGCTATCAAGGAAACTGCAGATGCTGTGGTAGAGGCAGCTAAACCTGCCGAAGAACCACCTAAAGCAGAAGAGAAAATTGAACAACCTGACAAAACAGAGCAGCCTGACAAGGCGGAAGTTCCTGTCGTAACCGAGGATATTAAAAAAGAAGCACTGGCTGAGGCTATGGGAGATGCAGTGCCTGAAGCAAACAAGAACGCTCCAACAGAAGGAGACGGTGCAACTGTAGAAAACGTTCTCGAAAAACTTATGGCTACTCCATTTAAAGAGAGAGTAGAATTCTATAAAAAACACGAAGCTTTAATTAATGAAGCTCGTAAGATACAGTTAAGAAATGAAAGTATGAACAATGGCTTCTTTAACTAAGAAAACTATTACACAGAGATTGTTTCGTTCATTATTTTACGCATTCAAGGGCGAGATTGAGGAAATAGCCTCTCTCCGCCCGACGGATGACGATAGGAAACAAGGGGAAAGATTAGCCCTTATGGCTACATCAATAGCTGCAGGAGTCGGTATAGCTGTAGCACCCGCTCTAACACCAATCATAGCTAAAGTATTTGCTTATGGTATTAGAGATATGAAAGACGGAATTACTAATAATGATAAATTAATTATCGAAAGAATTCAAAAAGAATTAAAATATGAATTCTCAAATGATGAGCAGTTTTCTAAACTGTTGAAACCAGATAAGTAATTTTCAGTGGTTTATGGAATAGGAAACTTAAAAGGGAAAGTGGGTAACCCTTATAAACCCCGAAGACGTTAGTTAGAATATTATAAATTTTAAAAAGGAGATTTAAAAATGGCAGATGGCGTAGGAAATAGCTATGGCGTACAATTAGCCACCAAGTTGCAGATGTTGTTGGACCAACCAACCTCTGACCTTGCGTCAAAACTCGTTAACAAAGATTACGCTGGCGAGTTCTTTAAAATCGGTGATACTGTACAGATTTGTAAGGTAGACCCGAAATCTGTTAACGTAGAAGTTGGTACTTCTTATTCTCTTAATAACGGTGTAGAAAGTAGAACTGGCGTAGCTGGAACTATCCCTGCATCACCAAACCAATCAGGAGCTGACGACTTCCTTCCTGTTAGAGAATTGAACTTCTCCGCAACTGAGTTGAGAATAGACAAGACTGCTAAATACGCATTCTATGTATCTGAAATCAACAACGTTGAAGGTAAATGGAACTACGAAAGTTCTGGTCTTGACTTGGCAGCACAGAGAATTAAGAAAGAACATAACCTCGAAGTTGCTCAGGCTATCGTAGATGATGCAGTAGCTGGTTTACAAACTGGTGCATCTGGTACTCACGTAATGACTATCGGTACTCCAGTAGCACCTATCTCGTTGGCAGCGGCAACGGCAGGTGACGACCTCTACAAAAAGGTATTCACTAAGTTGTTTGCAAAATTGCACAATAAAGGTGCTATCACGCCAGACGGTAAGTGGACTGCGGGCTCTAACCCTCAAGAAGCTAAGAGAATTGCAGCAAACATTTACGTTCCGATGGCTGGTTACAACGAGTTCTTGACTTCTAAGTACTTCACTGACAGGTCAACTTCCGCAGCAGATGACAGAGTTGAAAATGGTAACATCTCTAAAATCTTGGGTATGGACTTAGGTATTGAACCTTCTCTTGACCCTGCAGATGCAGATACTGCAAGAAAGATTACTATTGGTGCGGTAAACTCTGCAGCAGCAGAAGAAGGCGTATTCGTAGTAATCGCAGGTACTGGTAACACCGTAACTATGGCAAACAAAGCACTTCCTCCGAGAAAATTTGAAAGCCATACTAGATATGGTCAAGAATATCACGGTTTGGAAATCTACGGTTTGAAAGTATACGACCCTGAATGTGCTGTTGTAGCATTCGTTAAGATTGCCTAGGTAGTCTTAAAATATTAGAGGTCTTGGCGGTATCCCTCTTTAAAAAAGACCGCCTTTTCTTTATTGTATGCTATAATAAATATAGACAACGTACTTAACACGAAGGAGTGTTATTTTATATGACATACCAAGTTAAAGATTTATACAACGAAGTCGCTGTAGCTACAGGATTTCCTTTATACACTAATGCGACGGACACACCTGATACTAACAGGTTCTTATTACATAATATAGCTCAAGCACTCATAAACGTAATTGATACGTTATACATTTCTATGAATTGTTTGGAACGTACTGATAAAATCACTACGTCTAAAGGTGTAGCAGACTACGGACTTGAAGGTATAATTAAAAATATCCAGTATAAAGATGACACTGGTAAATTCAGAGATATTCCATTCCTAAACGAAACTAATCAGTTAGATGAAGAATTGAATGCAGGCAGACCTGAAGGACACCCTGAAGGTTATGTAATAAAAGGTGGATATCTACACTTAGTACCTACTCCAGACAAGGCTTATGAACTTACTATTACAGTATCTACTAAAGACTTAGTTTGGGCTAATAATGATACATCAAAGACTATTATCTCTTCTATAGATGATGCTATAATGGCTTCCAATGCTTTTGTTGAATTAGTATTTCTAAAAGCGTGTGTGCTAGTTTTTGCAAGATTAAACAATCAGAATGCAGAGATGTACAATGATTTATTTAAAGCTCGTAAAAATAACTTCATCGAACACGATTACAAGACTATGGAAGCTGAGAGAGGATTGTCACGTCAGGCAGGACATTATAACTATGCTGACGGTTTATTAAATGACAGGCGTATGCCATATAGAAGAGGATGGGGGTTGTAATCTATGGCAACATATAAGGAACGTTCAGTTGCTTACAAAGGCGGAGGTTTATCCTTCTCAGACTTCTCTAAAGGTTTATATCTACTAGACACTCCTAGGAGTATTAACGAACAATTAGGCTCTTTAGCAATGACTGGTGGAAGAAATTGCTGGGCTGAAAAAGGAGCTTTAGTAAGTCAACACGGATATCAAATAAGAGCTACTCTTCCTAAAGATACTATACTCTCTGGTTTTACAAAATGTAATGCTGGAGATACATCAATGTTTATAGTTGCTGGTACTGGGGAAGTTTACTTCTACACAGCTAGAGAAGGACTTAAGAAATACAAAACAAACATCGAAACTGCAACTGGAGTTAATCCTACAGATATCATACTCACCCGCAAGAATAGAGATATGTTCTTTGTTATGGGTGGACAGAGCTATATGTTCGGTTCTTTCTATGAGGATGAAAGCGTAACTCCTGTAGAGATTTGCTCAGGTATTAACTTTGCTAGTTCAGGCAGTATAGCTGAAGCTGATATTCCTAACGAATTTATCGACTATTTTTGGGTAGACAAAGAATTTGCTGTAGGTACTAATAACGTACAAGTTACTGTTTTATCTATTACCCAAAAGCCTGACCAAGCTACTTTTCACGTACGCTTTACACTAGCCGACAGCGAGCAGGTAATTACTAGCCCTGCAACTATTAGTGAAAAGACTATAAGACCTTTTGATACTGTATACTACCCTGAAGATATCGAACCTACAGTACCGACACAACCTACACAACCGACTGACCCTACCGAACCTACGACTCCAACAACACCAGAACCTACGACCCCGACAGAGCCAAAGCACGAAGCGATTACACCAGAGCTTATCGCAGTAGCTAATAACAGACTTTTCCTCGTGGATAGAAGTGGATATATTTACTACTCTCAAGTAGGTGTTTTGGATGCTTTTGATGAGACATTAGGGGCTGGTAAATTTGGTGGTTTTTACGACGATACCTCTAAGATACTGTCTATAGAGGACTTTATGGACGGAGTTCTACTGTGTAAGGAAAACGGTATATATTACTGTACAATATCAAACACTGAATTAACAGTAAAGAAAATTTCCCAAGCAGCTCAGAAATATGCGTCTGACCACGTCATAGTAGGCGAGAAAGTTTTTGCATACGATTGTAATACTGGTTCCATTATAAACGCCGTAGCTGTAAACGTATTTGGAGCTATGGTATCAGGCAAACCTGTAGTAACTTCAGATTATCTCGATGCTGAGAATAGTGGAATTAACGCATCTAAAAGATGGTTGACCTACAATGCTGAGAGTGAAGTATTTATCCTGTACTATGGAGAAAATCTCAATAGAGGACTTGTAATCACTAATGTAGGTACTTTATTCCCTAGAGAGATATCTCCTGCAATTTCAGGCTTTACTGGTTTTAACCAAGGTGTAGTATTCATAACTGACGAAGGAGCTATTGCACAGGATTTCAAAAAGGGTACTATGATACCTAGAATGTCTTGTGTGGCAGTATTTGAACCTATAGCTTTAAGAGGTAATAGGAAGCTATGTGCTACTCTGATGGAAATCACTGAACTAAACGGTATTAGTTATAATCTCTCAACAAGAAATGCGGGTTCTTCATTCCAGATGATTAAACCTTCATTTAACTTGGCTGAGGGAAATGAGAAATACCTAGCCCCCCTCCTCTACTCGGAAAGTAGATATTTGAATGAAAGCTTTTCAATGGAAAGTAAGTGGGCTAGAAAAGAAAGTAATGTTTCACGTACTGCACAACCTATGAGTGGTAATGAAGGTATTTCAATCTCACTCGAATTTCCAGCAGACACTGCATTTTGTTTAGCAAACATATCTTTACCAGACTTCAGTATGGGAGAGTAATTAAATGATAGAACGAGTAATAACGGTTGAAGATTTAGATTTATATCGCAACGATATATTAGAGATGTTTAAAGATTGCTCAAGAGTCTTTGATGAGCAAAACTTTCTAAAGACTGTGGATAAATCATCCTACCTAGATTATATCGAAAGATTTGTTACTGGAAATGACAGCCAAGTAGTTGGGATATTCGACAATACCCAAACGTTCCTTTACGGGTTAGTAATCCTTGACAGTATAAGAATGCTAAGTCTTCAAGAGTCCTGTGCAGAAGTACACGTTCTAACAAGTAAGTCTATCTTTGGACCTATATTAAGACGTTCTTACGAAAAAATCCTCGATGAGATAGTTCCTTTTGCAGTCCTTTACTGTCACATTCCTAGAGCGGCGGTATTTGCGTCTAAGCTCGTAAAGGATATAGGGTTTAAGAAGACAGGATACATTCCAGCAGCTCTTCCTTATTCTAACTCTAAAGGAGAGGTAAAAATGTCAGACCTATTAATATACGTTCTTGATAGAAGGTAGAAAGTACTGAAGGAGGTAATAAACGTGACTCGATTTCGTCGTAAAAAGATAACGGTAGATGAAGCTGGTAGGAAACACGGATTTAGAAGTGGACTCGAAGAGAAGATAATTAAACAGTTGGAAGAATACGGTCTTGACCCTAAGTACGAAAGTGTAAAACTTCCGTATGTAATACCTGAAAGTCATCACATTTACACACCCGACTTTCCAGTATGCAAGAGCATAGTAATCGAGACTAAGGGGAGATGGGTGCTTGAAGATAGACAGAAAATGCTTTTAATGATTGAGCAACATCCAGAGATAGAATTCAGAATGGTTTTCTATAATGCAAACCAGAAAATTAAAAAGGGAAGTAAAACAACGTATGGTATGTGGTGTGATAAGCATAATATTAAATGGGCTGACAAAGCAATACCTGAAGAGTGGATAAAAGAAATATTTGACCGTTTAGCAACGGAAGAATAAAGAGATGTGCTATAATAATTATATAGATAAAACACAGGAGTAAACACTTACTATGTCTAAACAAATGAAAGTAAAACAGACTGATTATACGAAGGGTGGTAGAGATATATCTAATACTGCCATTCCGTTATATCAGAATAATCTGACCAGAATGGATGAATACCTAGCTGACCCCATGGCAGCTCAAGATGCGTATATGAATAAGTATTACAATGCTAATACTGCACAGAATGCTGACTTTAGAAGAGCGTATCAAAGAGATATGGCTAAGATGACTGCAAATAATTATGCAGCTACGAATGGAGGGTATTCGTCTCTTGGCAATAGGTCGTATACGGATAATCAAAGAAATTGGAACGATTACGCCGCAAGGCTATTTGACCAAGGTGTAACTAATTCATACAATATGGCTAGCCAAGATTACAATAATATGCTAAACGCTAACAGTGCTTACGCAAATGCTTACAAGCTAGGTGAAGATTACTCTCGTATTGACCAGTACAATGACCAAGTTGACCAAGCCAATGGGCAGTGGTGGAATGGTTTAATGGATGCTGCAGGTGAAGCAGGTATGAAATCGGGTAACCCTTACGCAATGGCTATTGGTGCTGCACTTAAGACTGGTGCTGGTATGACTCGAAAAGATATGACTTTAAGTAATCCGTATGCTTCTAGTTCAGGAAATGCTGGTGCAAATAGTCAACAATCGTCCGACACTTCTCAATTGGCAGGCATGTTCGGTAAACAAATGACTGACATCATCTCAGGTATTTATAATGCCAAGAAAGCTGGCAAGAGCGGAAGAGATATTTATAAACCATCAATTTGGCAAAGCGTAGCAGGAGGAAAGAATGGCTAACAGTAATAATTCAAATATAGATAGAGCTAAAAGAAGACTTAAAAGATTTGCAAGTGCTGCGAAGCAGGCAGCAGGTGATACGAAGAAGACAGTTAAGCAAGCTGCAAAAGATGTTAAAAAGACAGTAAATGATACTGCAGCTAAAGGCAAAGCTGTAGGGAAAAAGGTCACTTCTGATGGTAGAGCTATCGGTAAACAAATGACTGAGAAATTAAAACAGCTGTCAAACCAAGGTCGTCCTAGTTCATCTACTAAAGCTCCTGTAAAAGCAGTAACAGATGCTAGCAAGCCAAGCTTAGGTAGTAAAGCGATGAGCGGTTTAAAAGGCGGTGCCAAGTGGGGAGGTTTAGTCACTACAGGTGCTCTAGCTGTAGATATTGCTCAGCAATACGCTCACGGAGGATGGGCTCAAGTCAAGGCGGCTATGCCTGCTATGATTGCATCTTATGGGTCTTCTGCGGTAGCGACAGCTTTAGGTAGTGCTTTGGGCAGCTTGATATCCCCTGGAGTTGGCACTGTCGTGGGAGCTGGTGCAGGAATGGCTACCAATGCTATTGTTAATTACCTTATGGAAGGACAGCCTGAACAAGTTAGACAGGAAATCGCAAAGAGTGTAGCCCAACAGGGCGGTGTAGCCCAACAGGGCGGTGTAGCCCAACAGGGCGGTGTGCAGAAGAGTGTTCCAAGTGCGCAAAACCAACAAGCAAGACCTACACAACAACAATCACAGGCACCACGCATGGTAAGTGAAGGTCCTACTCAAGTAGGTGGACAACCTGTCGCAGCAAGTGATATACAACAAATCATTATTGAAGAAGCTAATAGGGCTGGAGTAAGTCCTGCACTAATGTTAGCAATAGCTAATCAGGAAAGTAAATTCAATCCTAATGCTGTAGGCGATAAAGCAAAAGGAGGTTCTTACGGACTCTTCCAGATACATAAACCTTCTCACCCTGATTATACTGGTGGTTTTGACCCTAGAGCTAATGCAGCTTACGCTTCTAAAATGATGGCTGGATTGCTCAAAGCATATAACGGAGATGTAGCTAAAGCTCTTTGGGGATATAATGCTGGAAGTGGTAATGTAGCCAGAGGTATCTATCCAGACAGTACTAAGGCTTACGTCAAGAACGTTATGGCAAATATCGGTAGATTTGGCAATATAGTACCTAGAGGTCAGGGTAATGACACATTAGCTAGCATTCAAAATCAACCATTAACAGGTCAAGTTCAAGCTGATGTAATCACAGCAGGTGCAACGTCACCTCAACAACAAGGTTATCCTATCGCTTATAATGCAGCTACTGGTCAAGTAACTGGTGGAGCTGGTAGTATCAACGATTATGCAGCAGCATTGAATTCGTTCGTACAAGACCAGAAATCTAATAATGCTGAGTTAGTAAACGAAGGTATGACATTAAATAGAGATGCTCTTGACGAACAAAGAAGATTTAGAGAAGAAGCTCGAGAAGGTACTTATACCCCTAAAGAAGCTGCAGCTTTATATCTTGACTACGTAAAACAACAATCTCAAAATCAACCTCAACGAGTTCCTTATGACATTGATATAGACGGTTATTGGAGAGCAGTTGCTAGGGATAGTGCTTATGCCTCTGCAGGGGTGAAGACTAATTACGCTCAGCAATATCTAAACAATGCCCAGATGGCTCAGGCATTGCAACAAGCTAAGCTCACAGGACTTTCTCCTGATATGTTAGACCAACCACAAAAGAACCAGTTAGAGAGAGAAAAGCTCGTAGCAGAATTAGCTGGCAAGGCTATGCAATATGGTGGTGCACAAGGCATGACAGACTATGCTAAAAATATTGCAGATTTAGCTGGTAATAACATTGACTTGTACACGGAACTTCTTAAAGCTAATAATGGTAACGTTCAAAAGGCTATGGAACAACTTACCACTATTCAAAACAGATTGTTGCAAAATCAACAAGAGACTTATAACACCAATATAAACTCTCAAACCGACTTAACAAAAACTGGTATGCAAGGTGTAAATGCCGCTAACACTGCAAAAATTCAAGGTGAATATAACTTGCAAGGTGAACGAATGAAATTGGATGACCCTTACAATCAATTCAAAGCTATAAGCTCTGGAGCTCAAGCTTTGCAGTACGACCCTGCAGCAGCTAGTCAGTTTATTAGAGGTATTGACCCTCGTATCTTAGGCACTGTAGCCCCAGGTTTTGACCCTAATAGCTTTGGTGGCTTAAACCCGCAGGCAGCTACTCCAGTAGGTAGCCCAGTACAACAGGGTGGTGGTTTTGGCGATAAGTTCGTCAACATCTTAAAAGAGTCCCAAAGAAAAAAAGGTAGCTTCTAATGAGTGCGAATTTTAGTCGTCCGTCTGGCGACGTACTTAATATATATTCTCCTCAACAATTTGCTCAGAGTATAATGCCAAGTTCTGGAGGGCTTGACCTAGAAGCTCTCCGAGCTGACTTGGCTAGTAGGTATGGTGTTTCACAACAAGTTCCAGTTGACCCTGAATACTTGGCTAAGTGGCAAGCTATGAATAGTCCTGAAGCTCAGGCTGCAGCTAATCAGCCGTACGTTCCTTCCTGGATGGAACCTTCCATTAATCCTATGACTAACTTTCAAAGAGATATTATTAGGATGGGTACAGGGTTAATTAACCAAAGTAAGCATATTATAAATGACCCTGTAGGAAGTACTAAGTCTGCTATTAAATATCTGTTAACTCACAATCCAAGAGAGATTAATAGAGATTTCTTTGATGCTCAGTTAAGCAATTATAACCTAAGCACTGCACAGTTGGTAAACCAACCATTAAGTGAAAGTGCTAAGGATTTCGTCGCTGGTGTATATACCAACCCTGCTTCTGCAGCTATAGACTTGATTTCTCTTGGTGGATTACATGGTGCTGATAAAGTAGCTAAGGCTGTTAATAAAACTGTAGGAAAAAGAATTCTCCCAACGTCTGTAGGTAGTGACGTAGAAAAAGGTATTCTAGCTAGCAGAGCTGGAGTAGCAGGAGATGTGCAAAAGTACAGAGCGAAATTAGACCCACTAAAAGAATTAAACCATACTGATTTAGCGAAGGTTGTAGACTCTGCTGAAACTGGCAGTAAATTGCCTGAACATCTAAAACCTTACAAAGAGGCTTTAAGAGAACAGCATTATGACTTTGACAACTTAGTAAAGAACTACGCTCCTCAGACTTACGTAGCTCCAGATGAATTATCCATCATTCAGAAAATCGCTAGAGATGAAAATAAGACCGTTAACTACGTACGTAAAGAAGTAACACCATATCTGCAGATGGCGGATGATGAGCTATCAGCTTTGGCTAAATCAAACAAAATTGCGAATAAGGTGGCAGAAGCTAAGCAACTGTACAATAAAGGGGAAATCTTCCCTGTAACACACGGTATTGCTGAGGTTATAAAAGATGCTCCTGATGCTATTGTTGATACTAGTAACATTATTCGTAACGGTAGATTTAGTACTAGAGAGTACGGTAATGCTGCTTATGAAGATATCGCTAAACAATTACAAAACCCTGCAGAATTCTTAGAAGGCTTGCAAAAACAATTTGAATTGGGGCAACTAACCAAAGAACTAAGGCAAGGTAAGATTGGTGATATTGATGTAGCTCCTATGCCTAATGCTAAGCCTAAAGATATTGTCTACATCAATGCAGATAAGTTAGAAAAAGACGGCATAGTTGAAGCTTTAAACAAGGCGTCAAATGATGCTAAGAGTCCTTCCGATATTGCTGTAGATAAACTAACTGCTCAAGAGTTAGCTAAACAGTTACAGAGTGGTTACGGCTCATCGGCATTCAAAGGTGTAGCAAGAGATGTAGAGTCTCTAACGAAAGCTACAGCTTTAGGTTCAGGTGCTTACATTTTTGGTAACTTTGGGTCAGGTGCTATCAATGCTTTAATCGAAAGCGGTGTTATGTTGCCTGCAGATGTTATTAATGCTCTCCGAACTAGAGGACATTTAGCAAAGAATGTAGGTGCTTATAGAGATGTCTACCTTCCGAAAGTAAATCCTATTAAAACTCCAGGATTAAAACAGGTAGGATGGGTAGGTGAACGAACTGGCGGACAGTTACTAAGACGAGCTGATGCTGCTGTCCAAAACGGTTTTGCAGAAATAGGTTTGCATAGAGCTTTAAGAAAAGCTGGTATATCCGCTAAAGATAGAAGCAAAATTCTAGCTGAAGGCAGTCTTGATAAACGGACATTAGGTCAAGCTATCCAAGATGCTCGTAATGCAGCTTTAATGAATTCGGATAATACAATTCTTCCTAACTTACTATCTGAAGCAGGGTCTGTTACTAACCCATTCTGGAGATGGACAGATACTGCAGCTAGAACCACTATTAGACAGTTTGAGACTCATCCATTCATTACTAATATGGTTTTATCAAATTATCTAGCAAATATAGGTCTTAACAGAGAAATGCAGGAAAGAGCTAATATTGGTATTAAGACAGATGCTCCGATGAAATCTTTCGTAATGGATGCTAGAAGTGGACAATTAAAGACATTCACAAGTGAATATATCGCACAGTTAAACACTGCTAAATTATTGGCTGACCCTAAAGAGGCTTTGATGAGCTCAGGCGATAGTACTATTGGATGGGTTCTTAATCTTCTAAACGGTAAGGATAAATACGGCAGAGCGTTCCAAAGAGCTCAGAAATCTACGGATAGTAACTTAGCTGCTGTTATTGGTGGGGTAAGAAAAACTTGGAACCCTAAGACTGGAGAATTCACTAGAGATGAAAGTGACGTTAAAGTATCTGAATACATCAATGAATTCTTACATAACGCATCTCCATCTGTTGCTTTACTTAATAAGACAGTTCTTCCTATCGCTGCTGAAGCAACTGGTAATGTTTACTTACAACCTTACGCAGGTAGTACGTTCGGTACTTTCTTGCCTAAGAAAAACTTTGGTTATGATATGAAGAGTAGACCTGTAGTAGTTGATAGAGCTGGCAATATAGATGACAATGCTAACGTTATATTCGGAGGCAATATAAACAGACCTAGAATGTTGCAGGATATAGAGTCCTCAATGACTTCATCTTACGTAGCTCCTTACTATGAAGGAGAAGAAAGACCTACACCTTCAGGTATGGAAATTAGACAAATACTTAGAAATAATGCTCGTGGTAGCATTCAACGTGGAGGATATTATCACAGATGATGGATAAACAAGTACGTCCTCAATCGGACTCAAACAGACACATAGAACTTTTGACTCTTCCTAGACCAGATTGGTACGACCAAGTCTCAGTAGATGAAACTACAGGAGAGATTGTAGGTAGAATATATAAAGATGCATTAATTGAAAACTTCAATGCTATCGAGGAAAAATTAAATTACCTCGGAACGTTAGAAGCTAAGGGTATCGTTCTTCCAGTCTTCTCCGAGATGGATTATCCTGATGTTACATTGGACAGTCCTGACAATAAAGTAGTTAATCTTAAATCATTACTTACTATCCTGAATTGTATCGGTGTACCTTTAGAGTGCGATATGTCAGGGAGTAATGTAATTACTAAGTTGACTTACTACAGTACGGATATGAGCAAGGTACAGTTAAAGGATATAAGACTCACTGGTGTATCTTCAGATAAGCCGTATGTTATTCTTGACTATTCAAAGAAGACAAAAGAAACGTGTGTAGAAGTTGTAGCAGAATTACCTGTTGACATGACTAATAAAATTCTTTTAGCCTTCTACTCTAAAGGTAAACTCCTTTGTTTAGATGCTGCACATAACTGTGACGTTAACCTTCTTGAAATACTTTCCAGAATGTCTATCGAGACTTATGATATAGTAACCCCAACAGATGGCTCTTATAGGAGTAATTCAAGAGTAGGCTTCCCTATTATGAGAGGTGGCAGAACAGTAGGATATCAAAACTTTGAAAGTAAGTCAGGTAATTTAAGTGGTACTTATACCGATATAGGAAGAAAAAGGACTTAACAGTCCGAAGAGGAGACAAGAATAAATGACTTTTGATTTCTTTAATACTTCATTACTTGCTTTTGGTGATAAACTAACAACTGCTTTTACACAGCTTGAGAACTTGATGTCTGAGACTAATAAACACTTAGATAATCTTATCAGTAATCAGGCTATTTGGCAGCTATATAAAGATAGAGCCTACGAAGTACCAGTACCTACTAAACCAACCAATGCAGTCCGAGTGAAGGACTGTTTAGAGATACTTAAGAAGGCTAATACTGCTATCGAAACTGAGTATAAGGATGACCAGTTATCTATACGTTGGCTCTTGTTTAATAGCTCAGGCTGGAGATTTACAGTAGCTCAAGGTAGTACAAGTTTAAAAGATGGCTATGCCTTTGTCTCTCCTTCTATCTCTAATAACGCACCGTACAGGTCAATTAAGTTCGTTGAGAATGAAAGTGAAATGACCTCAGGTGATAGAAGAATGTTTCATTTCCATATAGACAATGACAACAATGTCTGGTTGGAAGATGGCTCAAGTGACCTCGTTGATTACATTCCTTGTGACTTCTCTAACTACACTTCCATCTCGGATGGAGGCGTTGTAGCTAACCCATACACTGCTAAAGATTACGAATGTGTATGTGCAGTAGGAGCTCAAGGTTCTTCTAATGTTTATCTCAACGGGAAAAGAGTTTTATCTTTAGGTGATGTGGCATTTAGGTATATCATTCTCTACCTTAAACCTGAAGATGTAGTAAAATCAGATAATTATATATTTAAAGTAAAATATAATAAGGAGGCTTAATAGTGGTAAAAGACTTTAGAGGACAGGTAAAAATATCTGAAGTTAAGGCTGAGTTTGACTATCTCCTTACTACAATTAATAATACTATTGACCTATTTAACCAATCTGAAGTAATGTCTGATGAAATTGACTTCAGTAATGTTTCACCTAATATAGCTCCACCTAACTATACTTTGTCAGTGGGTGGTCTTAAAAAGATACTGGAAGCTTATAAAGGAGCTATCGTAGGCTGTAGAGTTTTTCGTATAGGCACAGATAAATATTATATCACTGAAGGTTTATTAATAACTAGTGAAATAGCTAATGGGGTTAGTAAACCTAAAGTAGTTAGAATACAGGGAGGAATATTGAACGGTAGTGGTAGTCACATTTACTACTCACCTTCCAATAAGAAATTCTACTGGGATGCTACAGGCACTTCTTCTGGGGCTTCTGTAACTGTACCTGTTTGGACTTCAAATAATTCTTGCGGTAGTATTAATGCAGTTGCGTGGTCAAATCACGTAAGTTCAGACCAAGCTAACTCCGCTAATATTTATAAAGCTTTTGCAGGTACTGATTATATAGTCTGTGAATTAGAATTAGCTAATCAAACATCATTCGGGTTCGATTGGGTATTGCCACAAAAATCTAAGACTAAAGAAATGACTATCAGCTTACCAACCAAAGGAGACACATTAAATAAATTTGGTACTTCAGTTGTGGTGAGCACTGACGCTGGTGAAGCTCTCTGCAATGTAAGTTCTACTGGTGGAGATGTCAAAGTAAATGCCAGTACAAAATATTGCACTGCTGTTAGATTTAGATTTGCAGGTGGTACTACAATGAATATCGGTAAGGGTACTACAGGTGGTATTCGTATTAACAGAATTAATGCAGGAGATGCTTTAATTGTAGAGGAAAAATCGGCTGTAAAGGACGATGTAACGGACTTAATACATATAACTAAGGTTAACTGTAAGCGTACATCTACGCCTCTCGTAGCTACTCAAGAATTCGGTTTGTATGGCGAGACTTGTGGTTATATAACCTCAGGTCAGTACTATGCAGGTGATATTAATAACGATATCGGCATTAAAAATGACACTGATTTCAGATTTATTTCAGGATTAGCAAGATATCCTGACAGAGATGGAACTGACGTTACTTTGTTCGGACATCACATCTGGATGGACTTTAGAACTGAAGGAGATATGGCGAAAGCTTATTCTACTCAGGTGGCTAGATTATTTATTCCTCCAAAACAGGGAGACCCATTCGGCTATCCTAAAGGTATGCCTGTAACGAAGAGTTCTTCCTACAAGTTCGCTCGCTAATTTATATTTTTTTTCATATCTACACATATTTCTCCGTACCGTTTCAATCATTTGAGACGGTTTTTCTTTTCTACGTGATATAATGATTATAAGCGAAGACTAAATATTTAACAAAGGATGGTATATTTATGTCACTTTATATTGATGCTGTTGTAGTCAAAGGAACCAGAAGAATATTCGGCTGCACAGTAAATACCAAAACTCAAAACGAAGCTAAGGATGAATTTGCTCCGCTAGATTTAACACCTTACTCCGTTAGGTTCCGTGTGTTAGGAAGTGCTACAGCTGATGCAAAAGTACTTCTCGAAAAGATTATAACGCAGACTACCGATGAAGAAAGTACAGGGATTATCAATGATGCTGAGAATGGACAATTCGAGTTTGTTATTAATATCGCTGATACACAGTTGCTCGGATTAGGTAAGTTTGCTATTATGATAGAACTTTTAGACGCTAATACTTTAGAACCTCAGATTACACTCACCGAAGGTGGATATAATGGAGAGTTCAACAAGCTGCAGGTGGTACAGGCATAATACACGCCCTTTGGGCTAATAGGAAGGAGATATACGTATATGGCTAACGATGCCAAGTTTAATTTTTATTTAAACCGAACTGGACCTAGAGGTCAAAAAGGCGAAAAAGGAGACCAAGGTTTTAGTCCTTCGATTACCGTAAATTCAGATACTGCAGATGAGTATACTCTACTCATCCAAAACGAGCATGATAGTTTTGTCACAGACAATATTCGCCCTACGTACGATGATAGAGGTGGAACGTATGTAAGAGTTGATAGAGCTAACAATGTTCAATATTTTGGTAGTGCTGATATAGCTACTACAGCTAATTATGGTGAAGTTAAATTAGCTCAGGCTAGTGATTTGGCTTCAACTGTAGATGTAGGTAACTCTAACGTAATTACTGCAGAATTATTAAAAACTTGGTTTGACGGTCAACTCGCTAATAATTTAGTAACTACTACAAATAATGTAACTATCCAAGGGCAAAAAATATTTGCAACTCCAACCCGTTTTATGGACACTGTACGTATCGGAAATAGATTGATGGTTACACAGGAAGATACTGGAACTATCACTTTTGATAGCAGTGAAACTGGTACAGTAATCGGTACTCAACTTACATCTACAGGAGATGCAAGCTTTAGCAAAAACGTAACTGTGGATGGTATTGCTACTATAGATGGTGGTTTAAACGTAGCGGGAAATGCAGTAATCAGTAGCCCGCAGTTGGGTAATACTACTGTCAACGGGGATTTAACTACTAAAGCTGATATTAATATACAAGGACAAAAGGTTCATCTTCAGCACACCAATCCTACTATGTATTTAAAAAATATGAGTGGAACTAATGAAATTGAAATCTTTAGAGGATTATTCACTGCTGGAAATCCTAGTCCTGCTGCCAATTACTTAAATATAGGTCATAGCCAATTACAACTTAATTTGACTGGTAAAGCTATTAAAGCTAATGGAAAAGACGTAGCTACTACTGATACTGTAGATGCAATGCAATCTGACTTGAACATAGCTAAGCAAGATATAATTGAAGCTCAGGGTGATATAGACAATCTCCAGATGAATAAGCAGAATAAACTTACTGCTGGTACTGGTATTACTATCGATGCTGACAATGTAATATCTGCTACAGGTGGTGTCATAGGCCTACCTATCGCTAGTAGTACTACTCTCGGCGGTATTAAGGTAGGCGAGAATTTAACCATCTCTGAAGATGGAACTTTATCCGCTACAGGCGGTGTCATAGGCCTACCTATCGCTAGTAGTACTACTCTCGGCGGTATTAAGGTAGGCGAGAATTTAACCATCTCTGAAGATGGAACTTTATCCGCTACAGGCGGTGTCATAGGCCTACCTATCGCTAGTAGTACTACTCTCGGCGGTATTAAGGTAGGCGAGAATTTAACCATCTCTGAAGATGGAACTTTATCCGCTACAGGCGGTAGCACTGGAGATGTAAGTGCTGCTGGTAATAACACGTTTACTGGAGAAAATACTTTTAACGGAGCTGTAAACCTGAACGGAGTTAGTATTGCTGAAAATCTTACTGTTAAAAGAAATCTTACTTCCAACGGAGAGATTAATGCAGTATCAATCAAAACAACAGGACTTCGTTCCGATGATATTCAGACTACCACTAATAAGAAATATCTCACTGAAGTGGATGTAGACAATCAAACTATTCAGGTAGTTGATGGAAAATTACATGCAAATCTTGAAAGTGCTCTAGCAAATAAACAGGATAAATTAACTGCAGGTCAGGGTATTGGCATTGACCAATCAACAAATACTATTTCTTCAACTACTCCAATAACCTATTTGACTCGTGCACAATATGATGCGTTAGAGACTAAAGACGCTAATACTATGTACGTCATTACTGATGAAGAAGGTGGTGGTGGTACACCTAGTGATGTTCCTGTTACTGGAGTGAGTGCTCCACTAAAGCTATCAGGTGACACAGTTTACGTGCCAGAGATGACAGGACAGACAACCGAGGGGTTCACAGTAACAGCCAGCAGATTTAGTGCTGAATATTCGAGTCAGTACTATAAATGTTTTAATGCAAGTGGAAATGGCTGGTACGCTGGCAATCAGGGAAGCGGTTCGGATTATATTCAAATAGTATTTCCGAGACCTCTTCATCTTGGTGGTGCGTATATCAAACAAAACGGTAATACTAACTCACTAGTTTCAAATTACACATTATTCATAACGCAGAACGGTACCGATTGGACTGAAGTGCTTTCAGATAAGTTACCTCAGACTGTAAATTATGAAACTTCCAAAATCATCAATAGTAATTGCTTGGGATTTAGGTTTAGAGCTGATGGTAATTACGAAACGAACGGTGCTGCAATTCGAGGTATTATACTCGATTTAACAGAACTACCAACTACTGCAACGTTAGGTTACGATGATAATTTCGTATTAGATGACTCTAATCAATTATCGTTGAATTCAGTAAAATTTGGCAAATTATCTAGACCTATTTTAGACGTTCCAGTAAATAACTGCATATTAGCAATGCCTACAGCTCCTACTTTTGACGGTACTAACGTAAAAGTCTATGCAGGAACTAAGGTAGCTATACCTAACGGTTTGAATGCTGACGGTACTTGCAAATCCAATATCGTAACTTTAACGGCTGATGCCACTATTAATCAATCGACATTTAATGGCGATATAACGTTAATGTTGAAATCTGACGGTACTATAGACCAGACAGCTTATAGCTGCTTTGAGGTAGATGATATTTCAACTATCACTACTCTGAAAGCTTACTGTTGGTACTACGATAGAAAGACTAACAAACACTACTTAGCATCCTCTGCAGGTGCTAAACAAGGACCTTACCAAAGAATTAAGATAGGTAGTTATAATCAAGCTGAAGCTGCCACTACAAAATACTTTAAAACTTACAGACCTATCGCATTAGAGAGTGATAACGGAAGAATGGTCAGCAGAGAAGAGTTTGATGCACTGGTTGCACGTGTTGCAGCATTAGAGGCTTCAATAAATGGCGGACAATCTACTTAACTGATTACGTAGCTAGTTCGCATTACTGCTGCACAGCTTGATGAATTATTTAAAAGCAAGGGTACGCCCTAACGGGCTGAAGGGTTCTTAATATGACTATTATAAAAAATAATATTGAAATAGCTAAAATATACCGTGGTATTAACAGTATTAGCAAAGCCTACGTAGGAGATAAACTGGTATTTGGCGGTGGGGTTACTCCTACCCCTACCAGTTCCGTCCTCGTCTACAACGAAGCTTCTCCGAGTAAATTAACACTTAAAGCTGGAACTTACAAAGCTACAGTTTTTAATCCTGAAACTGGAGAAGAAACTGTACAAGACTATGTATTAGCATCTGATACTGATATCGAGTTGTACAATAAGCCTTCCATATTTTTCAATATGCAAAATAAAACTACGGCAGATAAAATTTATAATTCAAATCATAACCCTCCGAACATAAGTGCCATCACAAAGCCTCCTATCGGAGAATGTAGGATAGGTATTGACGGCGTGGATAATTTCGATTACGCAACTCTATACGATACTTATAGTGCTACGACACAATACGGTTTTGACATGAATAATGGAATGGGAGCTTGTATAGTAAACCCTAGTAATGAAAATAGAAATACAACGTTTAATGTTGCAGTTACTGCAAGTTATGCCATACCTGAAGGAATGTTATTTGAGTTCGATACAAATCTATATCGATATAAATACCCGTATTTTAGGTGTAGGGCAGAGTATTACAAACCAACTTGTACTATTACATTAAGAGACAGGGATACGGATGAAGTTCTCTATACTAGAAATCAGGAAGTAAAATACGACAGTGATAATCGCCGTATATTTTATTATGGTTACTGGTCATATACAAATCTACCACCGTTAAGCAACGTTGCAGGTAGGAATGTAGTCTTGGATGTGACATATTCAAATTGTGTAAGAGAAGCCTATGACACTTCCTCTCAGTTTTTGATATGTCAACAAACTAGCGGTACATTGTACGACCCATCAACTCCAGACCCTGTTACTGTAGAAATAACGGACTTCGGTGGAGGCAGACCTAATATCCGAGTAATGACTTATAGAGAAGAAGAAGCAGAGCGTCTCCCTAACGGACTGTGCGGTACTGTACACTTTGACAGCGAAATGAACGTATCGTCCGTTTCTTAAACGGAACTTGGCTTCCGTTTCTTAAAACGGAACGGTTTTATAATTAGATGTGATATAATATAGGTAGAAGGATAACTTCTACCTTTTATTTTTAGAAAATACATAACCACAAGGAGAGTCAATAAATGAACCAAAATCCTAACATGAATTACACTACGATGAGTGGACAAGAATTTATTCAGAGATACCCTCAAGGACTTCAAGGCTATGAGAATATAACACCTCAAGAATTTATGAGGGAATTTCCAGCTAATAACTACGACACAATTACTCCACAAGAGTATTTTCAAAAATACGCTCCGCCCGAAACTATTACTCCTGAAGAATATTTCAAGAGATATCCGAACTCAGGCAGATTTAAAGGATTTGAAAAGCCTTTACTTGAAGCTGGTCGAATTGGAGGAAGAGTTGCTAGAGGGTTAGGTCATTTCATCCCAGTAGTAGGTGCAGCAATGACAGCTGCAGACATATATCAAGGTTTAAATTCTCCAGTGGGTGCTGCAGATAATAGTACGGAACAATCCTACACGTTAGAAAATTACGTTCCCGAATATGTAGAACCATTAAAAGGGAATGATGGAAACTACGTAATCCAAGGGGGTTTAACACATAACTACATTCTTCCTCCTAAGACTCAGGCAAATAATTTTAATAAATAATTCTTCTGTTGGAAGTAATTTATAAATATAACCCAAATAGTTAACGTCTACTAACATATTATATAAGGATAACAAGATTATGGAACATTTAACATTAGCATTGACACTTTTCAACTCTTTAGTTCTCGTTGGATATGGTGTTTTCTACTTTAAAAAGAACTACGAAATTCTCCCTAAAGAGACCTACAATGCTCTTGTGGAAATGTTTGAAGAGCAGCAGAAAGAAGAAAAGGCATCCACACCTTTAGAAGGTGGCTGCGGGTCATTCTTCTTTGACCAACTAGAAGATGATGGAGAGGAAGAAGAGGATGAGTAGGAAAGTATATGTATTTCATATATGCCATAATAAAAAATGCAATAATGGCTGGCTTGACGTGGATAGAACTCATTGCAAAACTAATCCACCAAAATGGAAATACTGCAGAGAGTGTGCAAAAGAACTAGGTATCGAATTTGATAAACAAAAACCTGATGACACTAAATCAGAAGAACAGAAGGCTAATGAAGAAAACCTTCAAAAACGCCCCTAAATGCTAAGGAAAAATCGCCATTTTGAAGCGTTAGCTATCAGGTTAAAGTGTTCCTTCATAGGTATTCTAAAATTGCAAAGTTATAAGGAAAAATTGATTTGAAAGCGTATGTAATAAAAGATTTAAATAGTGGACTGTACTACGATAAGAAAACTAAATTCGTAGAACCTATGTCTATTAATACTCAACTATTTGCAAGTAAAAACGAAGCAGTGCTATTTGCTTGTTTGCAAATTCTTGATGAAGACCTCGCTTGGAGGCTTCTAGAAAAGGTACACGAAAAAGAAAGATGGGAACTCGATTGCAGTAAAGATGAATTTAACGATGCTGTAAAAGCATTTAATTTGATGGTTGTGCCAGTGGAGGTTGTAGAAGCATGTTCAGCAAAATAGCAACTTGTTCTTTATTTTTAATTATTGCATACTTTATCATTATGAGTAAAGTTCCTCAAGGTGAACCTAATATAATAACAAACCAAGTATGCAAGGAAGTTTTAGGTCAGGAGTGTACAATCGTGTATGAAAAAGCTCCTTATCCTAACGCGTACGTAAGAGAAGGTATACCAGTAATTCATTTGGTCGGAGGTATTGAAAAGGTATTTACACCTGAGGAATTGAATTCTGTAATGCTTCACGAAATAGCTCACGTAGCATTGGAACACGCTAGACGTATGGATAGTGTAATAAAAGAAAATGGTGATAAAATGTCACCAGTTATACAGTGTAGTGTAGCTAGACAGTTTGAATATGAAAGCGATGACTTTGCTGTAGCTATGTCTGCTAAATATAAAATACCTAGCAAGTTGGATGAAGCTTTTATAAATCACGTATCAAGTAATCAAAGAGATACTCTATCTTGTAGTCACCCTACAATAAATCAGAGAATTAGACGAATTAGAAATATGGAACGCATTTATCAAGTTCCTGAGGAGATAAGATGACTTTACTGTATACATCCTACTACGGACGACTTAGAGAAATAGAAGAAAAGTTTAAAGACAGAGGTGTGTTAAAGATAGCTATCTCCAGAAAAATTCCTAAAGGAGTAAATGTATTCCTCCGTCTGGAAGACTTCGTTCCTTCTAATGAACTAGTCCACCTAGCGAAGGATAACATAATAACAAATAAAGAATTCCATAAGATGTATTACGAGCAAAATCTTAGAAATTGTGATAAAGATAAATTTAAGAAAGTCATAGCTGATTTATCTGAGAACTTTTCAGTAATAGTCTTTCTTTGCTATGAAAAACCTGATGAAGGTGTATGCCATAGGCACGACTTTGCTAAATGGGCTACGGAAGAATGCGGAATTAGAATTACAGAATTTACAGGGGAAAGAGGTGTTCAGCTACGGCTAAAGTCGACTTAATACGTAGTAACGCCCTACTTAAGTGCTGGACAAAAAGAGACTTGCAGAGGGTTTACAAAAAGCTTAAAGACTGGTTTAAAGAATATGGAACTTACTCCATAGATTTCAATAACGCAGAAGAACTTTGCATGATGCTGGATGAGGACTTAGATGTTCGCATCCAATGGTCCTTGATAAGACTTATACAAGAAGACAAAATAGAATTCTTTAAGTCCGATGACGGTAGGTATTGTATATCAGTACTACCGTTCTAGCACACGTTTTTATGGTTGTATAATAATAAGGAGAAAAATAGTAATGAAGACAATGGAATATGTAATAAGAAATAAAAGAAGCGACAAATATCTGCCAAGAGTTGATATGTGGATTATAGATGACTTACATCTGAAGAAAGTAAGGCATGCTATGTTATACGCAATGATATTAGTAAAGAAATATTTTATATGGAATAGTGAATTTGTCGGTAGCATTCTTGGATGTTCAGGCAAAAGCATTCAGAGAGATGTTGATGAATTATTCAAGAACGGTTTAATAGAGAAGAAAACTTTCGAGGTCGCTGGCAGACTACGATGGGTGCTTTGTCCGAAATATTCTGCTGAAGGCAAAATAAGCCTAGACAAAATTGAAGAATGGTTCAGGCTCGGAGAAGAGAAAGTCAGATTAATTTATGCCGACGGTTATCGATATAAAAAACGCAAGTAATGTTGTTTTTAGTACCGCGGACAAAATGTCCTAAGAAAATGCATAAATTCTACGGACAAAATGTCCTTGTAATAATATATAAGATTAAAAGAATATATATATTAGGATAACATAAAGTTATCCTTTTTGTTATGTACATAACAAAAGTTAGTTATCTATTGAAATATCTAACTAACTATAATCAATTAGCACTAACGTGCTACTATCACACGTTTTTTCATTATTACTATAATAAACTAATAAAAGGTACGTTACACGTACTAATAAAAGGTACGTTACACGTACTAATAACTTATGCACAGTCTACTACGTAGACACTTTTACACGTTTTTTTATTTGATGATATAATAAGAACAAGCATGCGCCGCGCTGGCATAAATAGTATTTTGATATGTTATACAAACTTGTTATAAAGCCCCGTTTGCCATATATAGTACTTCGTGTACCAACCTATAATCCCTTCTCCCGCCGTTTGTTTGGGGGTGGGCATCCTTCCTTGGTACCCCCCATTGTTATAATAGTCTGATAAGACGTGGTTATCAATGTGTCAAATAGATATATCGAATAGGGATATAGACTAACAAATAATAATCTTATAAGACATAATAAATAACTACTAATAGTAGTCGTCCGTTAAGAAGACGTACTCATAGTCGTCCGTTAAGAAGACGTACTCAATATTAAAATAAAATATTAAATATTCAA